TATTGCATAGCTTTTGAGTTATGAATCATTGTGTATTGGAAAAACACGTAATTACATATAAAAATCAATTTTGTTTTTAATATTTTTATTTTGTATTAAATATATGTTTTTAAGAATAAACATTACGTATGAAAACCTGTACAGAATTCAATTCACTGTTTTTACAAACAATGAAATCAAATATTTCTGAAGAAATAAATCATATAAAATATACAGTAGATACACATCCAAGTTTAAAACTAGATCCATTGTATATTGATTCAACTTTTAGAGATAAATATCGTGAAATAAAAACGTTAGAAGATCTCATAACATTTTCAAAAAAATCAAAAATGTTTTCCAATGCAAAATATACTTTCGATATTAAAATGTTGTATTCCATTACGCCTGCTCTTATTCGCCTAAATAAAATGATTGGAATGAAACATGTAAAAAATCAAATAATGCAACAAGTATTATATTATTTACAAAATTTGCATAACGACAATGACTTCTTACATATGGTTATTTATGGACCACCTGGATCGGGTAAAACTGATTTAGCAGGATGCATTGGAAAAATTTTCAAAGAACTCAATGTTTTACCGAAGTCAACCTTTAAAAAGGTAACACGAGCAGATTTAGTTGCTGGTTATCTAGGTCAAACTGCTATAAAAACGAAAACTATAGTTGAAGAAGCTATTGGAGGAGTTTTATTTATCGATGAAGCGTATTCCTTAGGAAACACAGATAAAATAGACTCATTTTCGAAAGAATGTATGGATACATTATGTGAAATGCTAAGTGATCACAAAAATAACTTGATGGTTATAATAGCTGGTTATGAAGAAGAATTAAACTCTTGTTTTTTTCAAGCAAATCAAGGATTAAAGTCTCGATTTCAATGGCAATATCATTTAGAAAAATATTCATATACTGAACTCTTTCAAATTTTTCATACAAAAGTGAAAACAGACAATTGGAAACTATATGAAACAGATGTGGAAAAAATGCATATACTTTTTAAAGAAAATTTTAAATATTTCAAATTTCAAGGAAGAGATATGGAGAGCCTGTTTTCTAAAGTGAAAATATATCATAGTCAGAGATTATTTTGTTCGAATGAATATGTACAAAAGAAAACACTTACATTAAAAGATGTAAAAAAGGGAATAGAAGAATTCATAAAACATACAAATGTGAAAAAAAACGACAATCAATTTGCATTTAATATGTATTGTTAATATGTGTTTAATATACAATGGAAGAAAAATCAGTGACAATAGAAGGTTTGAATTTTACTGATATCACGAAACCAACACGCAAAACCACAAAACAAAAACCCAAATCAAACACGAGTTTGAAAAAACAATTAATTCAACGTTTGGCCAAATACAGAAGTGATTTAAAAGCAGGCGGAAAATCAAATAATTCTGAATCCCAGGAAGAATCAAATACTTTCGACACAACAATGCATACATTGAATCTTTTGGAAGATAACTATCAGAAATCACAGAACAAAACCCAAACTAATTCAGAATCGTTTAAATTGGATTTGGTAGAATCTGATTTTGATACCCATGTAAAAACTGTCCAAAAAGAACCAAATTATGGTTGTTTAAAAAAAGGAAGAAAAAAAACTCTGAAACAAATACAAAATGATACAGCACACCATGATGTAATGTTTCAGCCAACAAATGAAACAGTTTCTATAGATCAAATCGATATACGACTTAAAGAACGACAAAAAAAGTTCTTGGATATGAAGAAAAAACGCAAAAAAGAACTGAATCATGCGTCACCTGAATTATCTACACAACAGCCTCAAAATACTACTACACCAAGTAAAGGGGGGAAAGCAAAGAAAACAAAAAAGGTGAAAAAAATCAAGAAAACATGTAGGATTGGAAAATATGATGGAAAAGTTGTGGTATTGTTGCCTAATAAAAAAACACGCAAAAAAATACATGACGATATAATTCAAATAGATACAATTCCGGTTTATAAAATTAAAGAGTATCTTCGTGCAAAAAAAATGATAAAACCTGGATGCACAGCACCTGAAAATGTTCTACGTGAAACCATGAAAAATACAATTTTGAGTGGTGATGTAGAAAAAGATCAAGAATCTATCCAAATTGCAGATATACTCGAATAATAAGAACTATTTAAAGATTAAATTATAAACAACAATGAGAGAAACGACATATGTCTATCATTCAATCTTATTTTAATGAAACAGATATACTTCAAAAGAAATATGGCAAGCGTTCAATCGTATTAATGCAAGTTGGATCATTTTTTGAAGTATATGGATATAAAAATGTAGACACTGGTGCAATATACGGTAGTGAGATTGTGGAATTTAAAACAATTTGCGATTTTAACATGTCTGTGAAAAAAGGAGTGAGAGGTTGTGACGAAAATACACATGTTCTTATGGCTGGATTTCCGGAGTATCAAATTGACAAATACATTGAAAAATTGCAGAGACACAATTTTACAGTCGCAATATATACGCAATACAAAACGGATAAAGGACATGATCGTAAACTAGATGTAATTTGTTCTCCAGGTACATTTTTCAGTATAACTGAACCCCAACATTCACAGTACATCATGTGTTTTCGATTTATGATTCGGAATATTAGTAAATTAAACAAAATCGAAATGCTCTATATTGGTATTTCTCTCATTAATATTGTTACCGGTCATACAAAATATGCTGAGATGAAAACCGAGTACAAGAAAGATCCGTCTTCGTATGATTATCTAGAGCGCATGGTTTCGATCTATACTCCAAAAGAATATATATGTGTGTTTGATTCTGACCAATATACACAAGAACAAATTCAAAATACATTGTCTTATATTGGACTACACGATGTGTATGGTCATCTAGTAGATATTCAGGACGAAAAGAATCCGTTGTCATTGTCTTATATTCGTTGCGAAAAACAAACATATCAGCACGAAATATTGCAACAATATTGTAAGGTACCAGACATCGAATTCTATATTGAAAAATGTGGATTTCACGAGAAGCAAATTGCGTGTCAATGTTTTGTATTTTTACTGGATTTTGTCTTCGAACACGATCCAATGTTAATTCATAAAATAAAACATCCTGAATTTGAATTTCAAGAGAGTGATTTGTATATGGCGAACCATTCTCTAAAGCAATTGAATATAATATCAGAAAGTACATACCATAACAAGACAAATTCGGTCTTGGACTTTACCAATAGAACTATTTGTCCAATGGGTAAACGGTTATTTGAACATTATTTATTGCACCCGATTACTGATGAAACTACTTTAAACAATCGTTATGATTCTATTGAACATGCATTGAAAAATATGCAAACATTGTTAAAGGTAAGAAAAGAGTTGCATGAAGTTGGAGATATACAAAAATGTATGCGAGCGATTCAAATTGGAAAATATAATTTCGGTCACATTCAGCAATTACACCATTCACTTCGATACTGTCAAACCATATTAGAGTCATTGTTCGCAACTGAAAATACTGAAAAATATCATATATCTTGTAATGAATCGTTGAAAGACATTAAACATGTATTGCAGTTTTTTGAAACAGAATATAATGCAAATTACGACACCAAACTATATGAATATCAGTCCGATGATATAGAAGGATATCATTTATATGCTTCTAATTATTTTCAGAAAGGTAAATATACAGAAGTAGATTTGAAAGAAAAACAATGGATAGAATCTGTAGAAAAAATTCATGCTATTCGTGACTACATTTGTAATATATTTCAATCACTGAAAAATAAAAATGTACAAAATGGATGTAAAATTCACACCATGGATAAAACCGGATACTACTTGAAAACCACAGCTACACGATCTAAGATTTTGCAACAGTATTTAACGAAAATACCGGATCCCATAATGATTCAATTTAATTCAAAGTTTACACATATGAGAGAAATGTTTCATATTGAAAATTCGTTTCAATTCATACAATGCAATAGCAACGAAAAACGCATCGAAAATAAGCAATTACAATCATTGTTAGTAAATGTATTCATATATAAAAACGAATTTTTTGATTACCGTGCCAAGACACTGAAATCAAGTGCACAAAAGATTATTGAATTCACAGATAAAATAGATAAGATTGTAGATACCATTGCGTATATTGATGTCGTCATGGGTAATGCAATACATGCAAAAGAAAATAATTATTGTCGTCCAATTATTCAGAATTTACCAAACACTTCATCCTATCTTAAAGCGAAAACTATGCGACACCCACTCATAGAAGTTCTTCAAACTTCTGAAACCTATGTTGCCAATGATGTCGAATTCAATAAAAACAATGAGGGATTACTCTTGTTCGGGACAAACGCAGTAGGAAAAAGCAGCCTGATCAAAGCCGTTGGTATATGTTTAATCATGGCACAATCCGGATTATTTGTTCCGTGTAGCACATTTGAATACAAACCGTTTACAAAAATATTCACTCGTATTTTAGGTAATGATAATATTTTTAAAGGGTTATCTACATTTGCAGTAGAAATGTCTGAATTGAACACAATATTGCGTCATTCAGATGAAAACAGTATAGTTCTAGGTGACGAATTATGTAGCGGCACTGAACTTGGATCTGCAATCAGTATCTTCGTGGCCGGATTAATGCACCTTAGCGAAAAACACGCAAAATATATGTTTGCCACTCATTTTCATGAAATTACAGAAATGCCCGAAATCAAGCATATTTCAACTTTACAACTATGTCATTTAGCAGTAACATTCGATCCAAAAACGAAACATCTATTGTATGATCGAAAATTACAACCAGGACCAGGCAATAATCTATACGGTTTAGAAGTATGCAAATCAATGCTGTTGCCTAAATCCTTTTTAGAAACCGCAAATGCTATTCGACTACAAAAAGATCCAAAATATAGAAAAATATCAGGTCGCTCTGTATCCAAATACAATACCCAAAAAATTAAAACAAATTGCGAATTGTGTGGTGAAATATCTTGCGATATTCATCATCTAAAGTATCAAATGTACAGCGATAAATTCGGTTTCATTGATAATGTTCCGGTTCATCATAAAGCTAATCTATTAAGTTTATGTAAAAAATGTCATGATTCTATACACTCGAAACAAACAGAATATCGTAAAGTGAAAACAACGCAAGGTATACAACTACAAGAGATTCACTGATAGCTATTTTTAATTCTCTTCTCATAATAAAAATAATGACTTCGACTTTGAAATCAAAATCATTTCTCTCGTCTATCCGGCAAACCGGTACAACTATTTCTAAATCATCGAATCAAGGAACGAAAACAAATAATTTCATTTTGGCGATAGTTTTGTTTATGCAAAGTCATTGGGATAATTTATTTATGGTTGTTCTTACAATGTTTATTGCGTTCACTGTATTTCAAATACATGGATTAAATTTCAAAAATCTGGATGTACAAACAAAAAAATTATCTTATACATTTCAAAAACCACCACAACTCTTTTTTCCAATACCAGACGATATTTCATTTGCATCAATTTTTCAAAGTTACAGTATTCCATACGAATCTCCTCCCGACACAAGTAATTTTGAATTCAACATTCCAGAATAAAATAGAAAATTGATCAATAAATAATATAGATATATATATACTAATTAAATATTGACTCAGTATGATTATTCCAGTTAAATGTTTCACATGTGGTAAAGTATTGGCTGACAAGTATCGATATTTTAAACGAACAACCAAAGAAAGAAAGGGGAAGGAAAACACAAATATTTACTTAACAATGGAAAATATGGAAAAATCAATCGAAGCTATTGTATTAGATGAAATTGGAATCAAGAAGATGTGTTGTAGGAGGCATATGTTAACACATGTCGATGTAATTTAATTTTCTTTCTATATAATATAGATATGAAATTAATCAATAAATTAAATTCATATTGCGGACCGTTCAAGTTTTATCTAGTAACATTTATTTTAGCGCTTGTTCTGACACTATTTCAAAACTTAGAAACTGCACAAAATGAATTTTGTATCGGCAATAAAAGATGTACACTTCATAATTACAGTAAACTACACATTATTTTAGTAAAGGTAGTAGCGTCTAGTTTTTGGCTGTTTGTTCTCCATACTTTATGTGTACACAATTACAAAACTTTGGCATGGGCTATTGTATTATTGCCTTGGTTAATCATAATGATTGGGGGAGCTTACCTGACTGTTCAAGGAGTACTAAAATAAAGTTGTACACAAAAAAATATATCATGTGATATATATACCAATGAATTATTTGGAGAAACGATACAATTCTTTTTTGATGTCATGTAGCCCAGCACAATTTTATATGGTTATTTCTCTCATTTCCATTGTTGTTATTTTATTGCAAAATTTAATTGAATCATATAAATATTGTCTCGGTAATTATACATGTTCTCTTGATTATTCGAATATATTTGTATTTTTTGTAAAAATCGCTTATGTTGTTGTTTGGACGATTATTCTAGAAAGTTTATGCAAAAATGGACATAAAAAATTGGCGTGGGGATTGGTACTATTTCCTTATTTGTTAATGTTTGTTTTGCTTTCGTGGTTTATGATATAATATAGTTATGATGAAAAGTATTTAATTTGTAGTGAATTATATAAGATACAAATGAAATACTCTGATTGGGATATTATTAATACGTTGTTTCGAGATAATCCAGATATATTAGTAAAGCATCATTTAGATTCGTTCAATTCTTTTTTTTTCAAGGGAATTCCCAATATAATCCAATATTATAATCCCGTTATTGTTGTTGATTCTAGTAGTATGGTTGATAATAATACATATGCTAGTGAAATTCATTTGTATTTGGGAGGAAAAAACGCAACAGATATATATTACGGAAAACCGATAATTCACGAAGAAGATGGCGAACAACATTATATGTATCCGAATGAGGCACGATTGAAAAATATGACCTATGCAAGTTCGATTCATTATGATATTGAAGTAGATGTAATCACACGGACTTTAGTGGATGGTGTCGTGAAACAAAATGTAGAATCATTCACTTTAAATAAAGTGTATTTTTGTAAAATTCCAATTATGCTTCAGTCTAAATTATGCATTTTAAATGAAATGTCAAAAGAGACAAAATATCAATTCGGCGAGTGCAAAAATGATCCTGGAGGATATTTTATCGTGGATGGCAAAGAAAAAGTTATTGTAAATCAAGAAAAATTTGGAGATAACCTGTTGTATCTAAGAAAAGCAAATGCAAAGGATGAAAACTACTCGTACTATGCCGATATGAGAACAGTGTCAGAAGATCCGTCAAAACCGAAACGAACATTATCGGTAGCATTGGTTAAATCCAATCCATTAAAACAATCTACAAGTACAGATGAAGAAGATCATAATATTAAAGATGATGGTGTATTAAGTAAAAACAATATTGTTGTGTTTGTACCCAATGTCCGAAAACCTATTCCACTTTTTATTCTTATGCGTGCATTAGGCATTGAATCTGACAAAGAAATAATAGAAATGTGTTTATTGGATTTGCATGCAGATGATAATTTAATCGATTTCTTTATTCCAAGTATATACGATGCCGGAAGTATTTTTACTCAAAAAGACGCAATCACGTACATCAAATTATTAATCAAACATAAAACCAAAGAAGCTGTATTAGAAATTTTGTTGGATTATTTGTTACCTAATATATCTGGCAATTTCTTGAATAAAGCATACATTATTGGCTACATGGTAAAACGGTTGATATATGTAGCTACAAATCGTGAACTACCTACAGACAGAGACAGCTTTCGATACAAACGAATTGAAACAACTGGTATGTTGTTATATGAATTATTTCAGGAATATTACCGTCTTCATGTCAAATCTATTAAAACCGTAATTGATGTCTACTCTAGTAACAAAGATAATTCGTTTGAAGATGTTATTAAATTGATAAAAGCTAATTATAATGATATTTTCATCGTAAAAACGGTAGAAAAGGGTATCATGAAAGGATTTAAAGGGAATTGGGGGTCATTGTCCTATACTAAAAAAGAAGGCGTGGTTCAAGATTTGAACAGGTTATCGTTTCTTTCTAGTATAGCACATTTGCGTAAATTGAATTTAAACATGGATTCTAGTGCAAAAATAGTGAAACCACGACTTTTGCATTCTAGTCATTATGGTATAGTGTGTCCAGTGCATACTCCAGACGGAGGAAATATTGGTTTCCACAAGCATTTGTCTATTGGAGCATACATTACAGCAGGAATATCATCAAGTGCATTTATGCAATATTTATTGAAACACAATGTAAAGGAACTCCATATTTTGTCTCCTTCTGATATAAAATCTGCACAAAAAATATTTTTGAATGGTAATTGGATTGGTATTCACACCGATCCAGTACATTTGGTAAATAAATTTAAAAACGATCGACGACTGGGATACATTTCTGTGTTCACTAACATTTACTGGGATATCCAGCGGCATGAGATATATTTCGCAACGGATTCAGGTAGATTATGTCGACCGATTCTGTATATTTCTCGGGATAAAGGTGCTCTCAGAATCAGTAATGATGTTAACATCGAAAATGATAATTTGTCGTGGAAACATCTAGTAGACAATTTGAGTGGTGATTATAATAATAATACACGACCATTGGAATACGATTATGTTGAGAAGATTGGTGATGATACTACAAAGCATGCTCCCAGTATGATCGAATATGTAGATACACTGGAAACAGAAGGATCGTATATTGCCATGTACGAAAAAGATATTGATAGCTATCACACTCATCTTGAGATTCATCCTTCTTTGATGTTAAGTGTATTAGGAAACATGATAATTTTTCCTGAAAATAATCAGCTTCCTAGAGATCTTTTTTCTTGCGGTCAAAGTAAACAGGCCGTTTCTCTCTATCATTCAAATTTTTTCAATCGAATTGATACATTGGGTGTTGTTTTGAATTATGGACAAAATCCAATTGTTAAAAGTCGCTATTTAGACTATGTTTGCAATTCACAACATCCATATGGCGAAAATGTGATCGTAGCTATAGCATGTTATTCTGGATACAATGTGGAAGATGCACTGATTTTCAATCAAGCTTCAGTAGATAGAGGTTTATTCCGGACAACATATTATAAATTGTACGAAGATCGTGAATCTAGCGATAATGTAGCCGAATCGGAATTAAACGCAAAGTTTTTGAATGTTTTAGATAACGATGTCACAAACATCAAGGCTGATTATGATTACAATAACCTCAATGCAGATGGTATCATCGAAGAAAATACAAAATTAACAGATAAAATGATATTGGTGGGGAAGGCTGTAGAAACGAAAACCGGTGAGTATGTAGATAAATCGATGAAAACCAAAAAGGGTCAAATTGGATTTGTCGATAAATCATTCATAACTGATGCTGAAGATGGATTTCGCATTGCCAAGATACGAGTTCGAGAAGAGAGAATACCATCAATCGGGGATAAATTGTGTTCACGAGCAGGACAAAAGGGTACGATTGGGATTATATTACCAGAAGAGGATATGCCATTTACGGAAGACGGTATCCGTCCTGATGTGATTATGAATCCACACGCAATACCTTCACGCATGACAATTGGTCATCTAGTTGAATGCATTATAGGAAAAGTATGTGTAATGAAAGGTTACTACGGAGATTGTACTGCATTTGAACAAAAAGAATCTAAATTAAAAGAGTTTGGAAATGCGTTGAAAGAATGTGGGTTTCATTCGTCTGGAAATCAAATACTCACAAGTGGTTTTACTGGTGAACAACTCGAAAGCAGTATTTTCTTTGGACCCAATTATTATTTGCGACTGAAACACATGGTGAAAGATAAAATTAATTACAGACATACTGGTCCACGATCATCTTTAACACGACAAACGGTACAAGGTAGATCAAATGATGGTGGTTTAAGAATAGGGGAAATGGAAAGAGATGGGCTTATTGCTCATGGTATGACTGCGTTTGTACAAGATTCTATGATGAAAAGAGGTGATGCGTATTCGTTGGCGGTATGCAATCATACAGGCAAAATTGCTGTATACAATGAATCTGAAAATATTATGTATAGTTTACATGCCGATGGTCCATTGTATTTTGATCATTTAGATGATCCTGATTTAGATACTAGAGCCAGACATATTTCACGATTTGGAAAATCGTTTAGCATTGTGCATATACCATATTCTATGAAACTGTTAATGCAAGAATTGTTGGCTATGAATGTTTCCATGCATATCATAACAGATGCAAATGTAAATCATTTGATGGATATGAACAAAAACGATAAATACGGGAAAAAATTAAAAAGTTATGAAGCTATATATAAGGAACTCGTTAAAAAAAATACATCTAAAGATACAAGAATTACTACTACCTCAAACCCTGATAAACTACCTCGACGAAACTTAGTCATTATTGTTCCTTATTTTTTGGAAACTAAAACAATAAATATTCCTCATCAAAACAGAAAAGAACATCTAGTTCGATTCAAAACACACATGAAAACATTTATTGAAAAGGCTCAAGAATATGCTAAACGAGAGAAACGCATTCATTTAAATATGGATATAATGATAATTGAACAAAACTATAATCAAAACGAGCTTCAAAAAATAAATCGCGGAGCATTACTGAATACTGGTTATTTTCTTGCAAAGAACCGAAGTACATACGATGCATACATGTTTCATGATATTGATTTACTCCCAGCTGATAGTATGATTACAAGATATGTTGAATCATTACTGTTGGTGAAAGAATATCCATTTGTACATCTATCGAATATAAAAAAATATGGACAAATAGGAAATAGACACATTGGTGGTGTTTTAGTGGTAGACAATATGATTTTCGAAAATGTGAATGGATATCCAAATTATTTTGAAGGATGGGGGGGAGAAGATGAAGCCTTTTTGAAAAGGGTGGAAAGATATTTATCTGCACAAAACCAGGATGTAAATCTGGATAAAATGATATTTAGGTATCCATTAGAAGAGAGTACATTTGAAGATTTAGAAAAGAATTCATTAAAAGAAAAATATCAGTTGGTTCAATCCTTTCAAATAAAAAATGACAATATTAAACAATCGCATGATTTGGACATGAACTTACATAATAGTAACGGATATATAAATGCAGAAGAAAATGTACTCTATACATTGGTAGATAAAACACAAGAATATTATCCTACGATATACACATATATTGTTGATTTCATTCCACAACATACATCGTACGATCTAGTTTCAAAACCCGTTATGAATCCACTAGTAAATAAACAAGATATGGAGACACTCACAGAGCTTCCGCGAACAAAGAACAATGACGAAACAGAATTAAATTACGATTCTACATCTGGTTCAGAAACAATTATTGAGACTGATACAAATAACGAAGATAACATTAGTGATTTGAATGATACAGATGATGTAAATAATATCGAAAACGATAAAAAAATCAACCAAAAAGAATTTTTTGTAAATACAGATGAACCAGATGAAACAATATCTCCTCTGAAAATATTGGAAAATGTAACATTGTCGGTAAAAGATGTGTCAAATAGTTTGGCTGAAAAACTACCAAATATCATTAATATGCAAAATGATGCAAATGAAAATGAAAATGAAAATACAAATGAGGATCAAAATCCAAAGGAGGACGAAACAAATTCCAAAATAATCACAGCCGAGATTAACAATTAAAATTGAAATAAATAAATTAAATATATACTCTATATAATTACTATTGGACATGAATACTCAATCTGCTAGCACCCTGATATCATATATTCAGTTTTCTAGAGAAAATCTATGCAAACAACTGAAATATCGAGGTTTCATTGTGGATGAATATTTGAATACAAGTATTGAAGATATTCATATGTTATACAATCAAGAGCAACTTGATATGTATGTAGAAAATGAAGATAATACCATGCGTGTTTATGTAAAATATTTCATGGATAAAGCACTTCGAGAGAATCACATCCAAAATATGATCGAAGATATCAAAATTCATGAAAAAGACAATACAAAATACGACATTATTATTGTAGCAAAAACTGACGCAAACAAATCCATTTTAGGAGTATTGAATCATATTTATCATAATGATGGTATTTATGTTTGTGTTCGTAGTATACGAAGTCTCCAATACAATATACTAGATCATGAACTAGTACCAAAACATAAACAAGTAGCGAAAGATGCGATATACAAATTGTATAATATTCAAGATGATAGCCAAATTCCAGAAATATCAATGTTTGATCCAGTTGCACAAGCTATTGGTTTGCGACCCAAACAACTATGTGAAATTACAAGGAAAAGCAAAACTGCTATTTATTCAAAATATTATAGAATATGTGTGTAAAATAAATATATGTTCATTATGTAATACTATATGGGTGAAATAGATAATATTCTAGAAAAACGACGTAAGCAATTAAATGATCTTTTGAAA